CGCAATTCGATTCTTGCCATATTTTTACCTCCAAAGTAGGTGTTACAACAATGTCAGCCCAGTTTACGTCTGGTAACGATTTTACTCTATGAGTAAAGGTCCATTTTGAAACGACCGTCCACTTCTGATTGTCTAACTCTGTCTACACGGCTAACTTGGCCAAAATGTAAGACACGATTAGAGTCATAGCGTCCACGCCTTGGTACAAGACATCCGATCCACTCCTGATCGTCCCCCTCTTCATTTCCATACCGGAACACGTCTATTGGACCGTCCATTGCGGATTGTATTACACCGCACCATGTCATCAAATCATAAGCATTATCTTTATGATCGTTCATGAGTTCGGTCAATATGACATTGATATCAACATTCAAAATGTAATAATTTCGGCTTGGCTCCACTATAAATGGACCATTGACACGTAATTCAGCGTGATTATAATGCATCTTTTCATGCTCGCGCCCATCCACACCTTCGGTTAACAGTGGCAGTTTCAGAATGCCTTCAATAAAAGGCTGAAAATAAACTGCTACCGATGCCATAATCCAACGTGCCCAATTAGGGTTAAGCATTGTTAGCGCCCTCTTGGAAGTCAGGCTCATGAATAAGATGCGCTTCAGTAACTGTTGGCCCAACCACCCTCTTAGCTGTAATTGTCCAACCAGTATGCTGTTCAAGTTCTTCAATTATTTTCGGATTGAAACGATAGTTATCAAATTCTAACCAGTCATCCATTTGAATTACGTAACCTTTAGGAAGATCACGGGCATCAATAATAAACAGGCGTGTGTCAGCGTCATAACTTCCACCATATACAAATGATTTATTTGCTGATATGATAGAAATAGTGTTGACTACTTCCCTTTGGATTCTTGCAGGCAGAACAATGCAACGATGAATAGTAATTACAGATGAATCAATCGTCTTGACTCCAGTTGCATAGTCTGTGGCTGTGTCTTGGAGTTTATAGACCTTCACTGTGCTACCAAATCCTCTTTTCAGAGCATAAAGTGCTTGACGAATTCGACGATTCAAACTGTGATTCACTACAGTCATTACTTTATCCCGTCAGGTGGGTCACACTCATGTCCTAGCATTCTTGGACATACCCGAACTAGATGTTCAATAATATGCCCGATCCATTTCAAACTTTCTGAACTCTGTGCCAAAGCAGTTGTAGATTTTTCAACTAAATTTTTGAGTGTTTCTTTTTGGTACTCTTCAAGTTTTTCAACTCGTTTAGAATCACGTAGCTCGCGCTGCCAATCTCTCCAGACAAAGAAGATAATAATGGCAACTAGTGGCCCAACATTTTTTAGGATATCAATCCAAGGAAAGTCCATTATAGTCTCCATTCTCTGCTGTTGTAACACAAAAGAAGCCCCGAAGACCCATAAAGGGTCTTCGGAAGCTTGAATAACAGACTTAGCCTAGGAACACACAGCCGAGGTTCTCGTCCAAGAGAGCCACACCAGCTAGCAAGTCCATCGTTACAACAGTGCCCATCGTTGTAATGTCGTACTGCATGGTAACACGCATACCAACATTGTTATAGGCAGCTACTGCAGCGCGGACACCCATAGCTGAATTCGGCAGAGCCAATGGACGTGTGACTAGAGCCAAAGCATCCCGATGGAATGCTAGGTTAAAGGCACCCATTGGGCCTGGGAATACATACTCATTGTCGGCCACTTGACGGTCAAGGGGGCGATCAAGCCACAAAACAGTCTGAGAAGCGTTTGAGGGATTCTCGTAGGCTTCGATCACGGTATAGGTATGCCGTGTGGCCCCGTTTCCAAACGCAATCATCTGACCAACTTGGGGCTCCTTGGTGGCTGTGTAGCCATCAACGATGATACCCTTTGCGTAGCCAGCTGGCTTCAAACCAGCATTATCGCACTTGGCGTACACTGTAGCCACTGCCAAATTGGCAACCGCATACTTTAGTGGTGCATCAAGTGCGAGTGACGTATCCGTTGTGCCTGTTGCACAGTATCGGGGCTGTTCATCGCCTTCGAGCACTACCCAAGAACCAACGTCTGGTGTATTACCGGCAGCGTCTACAGAAACTGTGGAAGCGCCAGCCGCTGCGTCCGCATCTACCAGCTTGTCGAAGGTATCGACAGAAGCTGCACCGTAAACACCGGGTTGATTCTGTGCCATATAGGTATCAAACCCAAGAATACGGCCCAACATGGCTTCACGCAGAGCGTTGCCACCGTCACCACGCTGATCTGCCGCAACGAACAGGTCCGTCTTGAGCAGAGCGGTTTCGGAAGCTGGAGCCAATACTAGACGCCGACCACTGGGATAGGCCAGATTCTTATTCAAAGTCTCACGAACTTCAAGCAAATAATCCTTGGCATTTGAGCCAGTTAGACCACCTAGCTTGCCAGCTGCGTTGCCTAGGAAACGATGAACCTGACCAGAAATGCAACGGTCGATACCGCGCGCGATCCCCTGCATACCAGGAACCACATAAATCTGGAGTAGGTCTTGGAATGACTTGGTAGCCTCACCGTCCTTAATCGTGAAGCTAATATAAAAATGCTGATTCAAGGGAACCTGCACGTTTGAAGACGAAGCATCCTGCAACTCAATGCTGTCAGAATCCGTCTTCCGCTTTGCCTTGAAAGTACCCGGACGACGTGTATTCACTACGTCACCGTAGTTAGCCACTTCGTTCTGGAAATCACGGTGGACTAGTCCAGCCATAACCATGTTCTCTTCGAGAACAGCCAAGCCTTCCATTGCCCAAAGCTCTGGAATGTAGGCATCATTGTCGTTGTCAAAGCATGCAACACGAACTTTCAAAAGATACAATTCGTTCATTTTATTACCTCCAAAGGGTAAATTTTAGTTACTGGTAAATTACATACCCCAGCTTAACGATTGGGTTTACGAAGTCCGAGGGCTTCTGGGTTCTCGCGCCTCAGCATCATGTATTGTTCCGTTGAAATTCGTTTCGGATCAACACGGCCCGAACCTGACATATTGCTGCCAGTAGCAGTACCGACACCCACTCCGCTGACTACATTTGACTTGAAGAGATTACCGAAGAGGGCCGGTAGTTCCTTCATACGTCGCACTGCGTCTTCTGGTGTGCGTCGAGTTATAATAGATTCCCCGGTTTTTGTGTCAATATCCGTTAGATCAACCATCGGTATCAACTCTCCGGTAGCACGCCCTTGGTCGTCAGCCTTTTCAACAATCTTTGTCATAGGCCGTAGCAACGCAATAATTTGGGACGTGTTAAATGCATCATTAACCACAGCCGCATCCTGCAATGAGCGGTCAACTAGTGTTTGCTTATATTTCTGTTCCCATGTCATTACCTTTTGCTCTAACTCTTTAACTTCCTTCGTGTACTTTTCCTCAGCTTCCTTCTTATCATGTTCTAGCTGCTGCTCGCGTGATCGAAATGTTTTCTGAAAATCCTCTAATTTTTCCTCTAACTGCGTACGAGCTTCCTGGCTCAAATTTTGGTTTTCTAGTGCTTCCTTATATGCTGCTTCCAGCTGCTCTAAACGCTGAGTATGCTTACGACGATCCTCAGCCAAGAACCGATTTAGGTCTTCCTGTGTAAACACCTTTGGTGCAGGCTTATTCTTTGTTGCGGCTGCGGCTGCGGCTGCGGCTGCTCTTGCCTCTACCACCGCTGCTTCTGCTGCTGCAGCCTTCGCTGCGGCATCGGCTGCTGCAAGATCCTCCTCTGTCATTGTTCCATCATTCTCAAAACAAGCCAAACGGACCTTCAAAATCATTTCTCTCATTGGAGCATTCCTTATCCCAGCATAATTCTAATACCAAGTAATCTGCTGGTTAATTACTTAATACTCGGAACCACCCTCAACTACACTGTTGAGGTAAAATTAACTAACCCGTGTGAGTCTGTATTCACGACCGTCACGTAAAAACGGTTTCAAGTATCGCCAAGCCAATGGGCTAGGTATACCGTGAATAAGATGTTCAATCGGTTGTTGGTCCCTATTATACGCGGTTTTTACACCGGCATAACTGTGTGTTTCAATACCTAAATTTTCTAATTCTGCGTCAGGGTCTACACCATCTAATAGAGCTAATGCAATCTCAAAACAAGCAGTTTTAATATCTGTAGGAACAGTTGTATCCGCGTCACGCGGAAACTCAAGCTCTTGGCTTGCTTCAGCTGCGCGAATCGCTTCATCGGTTGCGTCTTCATCGGCTTCAAGCAGCGTGTAAACGGTAGCTTTTAAGCCTTTATAATTCAAACGGTCAATATACCGAGTAGCCATAAACATGGCTTTTTGTCTATCAGTAATTGACGAGTCATCCCACGCACTCGTGTGAAGACGAGTTGAAAAATAATTACCAGCTTCAACTAGTGTTCCGTAGAATGCTGCCATTAATCAGTGTCCTTATTTTTGCCTTCACCACGGACTGGCTTTTTAGTGGAATCTTTTAATGTTGTG